ACGAGCCAGTAAAGGAAGATCGTATTTACATAAATATGAAACCAAAAAAGAAAGCTCCTGCAAAAAAAACTACAAAAAAGAAACCAAGTAAAAAATAAGGAGTAAAAGATGCCAGGCAAAAAAAATTCAAAATACGGTAGTATGATGAAAAAGTCTAAAGGCGGTTCACTTATGAGAAAATCCAAAGGTGGATCACTTATGAAAAAGTCTAAGGGTGGATCATTAATGAAAAAATCCAAAGGTGGCTCTTTAATGAAGAAATCAAAAGGAGGCTCTCTTATGAGAAAGTCTAAAGGCGGTTCTTTAATGAAGAAGTCAAAAGGAGGATCTTTAATGAAAAAATCTAAGGGTGGATCTGTTATGATGGCAGGCAACGCAAATAGAAGAAGAAATCGTTTGAGATAGTGCCATATTTAATTAGTAATATCCCACATTTTAAATGTTGGGTTAGGAGAGAGTTCACACACAATCATGAGGATTATCATGAAGAGTATTTACATGCTCTAGCCATAGCCGTTAATACAATTCCAGATAGATCACTTAGCTTTCAAGTAGTTTTTACAGGAGAAGAATCAAATTGTGAAGATTGGGAAGAAGGAAATATTCACGGCGGTGCTATGTGGGCTCGTATGCCTATCCAAGGTTTAGTTGCGGATATACCTATGGATGATTTCCCTAGGCCTATGGAGGACCATCTAGCACAGCCTTGGGATTGTGAAGCTAGAGATCATAGTGTTGTTGTAATGGATAGAGTTAGTTCTTCACCCTGGATTGCAAAAATTGATGGTAATTTTTATCAAGCAAAATATCTATTTACTGTAGATTACACAAATACTGATATTGCAGATGACCCTGCACAACATAAACAAAGTCATGTATTATATATAACTGAAGATTGTGAATGGAAAGGTAACATAGTTGCTTTACCTAATAATAGAGTAAGAGCTACTAGCCCTGCTTTGTGGGTAACAGGTGAGGGACCTCCACAGTTTAAACCTTCGCAGTGGAAGCACTCAGCTGAAGGACATGAGAGTTATCTTGATCCATCAATAACTTTTGATAATTTATACGAGGACTAATTATGACAGAACTAAGCGTAGCAGCAAAAAGAAAATTAATTAAAGAACTTAAGGGAGCTTCTAGGTTACATGCTAAACAAGCAAAGCAAATAGAAAAATCCTTAAAAAAAACTAAAAAGAAAAAATAATGGCTACTTCCAGTAGTACAGATTTTGAACCAAATGTAGCTGAGTTTGTTGAAGAAGCTTTTGAAAGATGTGGCTTAGAGTTAAGAACTGGATACGATCTTAAAACTGCACGTAGATCTATAAATCTTATGTTAGCTGAATGGGCTAATAGAGGTTTAAACCAATGGACTATAGAACAAGCTACACAAACAGTTACAGAAGGTACGACAGATTACTCACTAAACTCTAATGTTATTGATATTTTGGATGTTGTTCTACGTAGAACAATTAATCAAACACAAACTGATATAAGTGTAAATCGTATTAGTAGATCAGAATATATAAACATACCAAATAAAACTACAAAAGCTAGGCCATCTCAATTTTTTCTTGATAAGTTATCTACTCCTACATTAAAAATATGGCCTGCTCCTGAAAACTCTACAGATATTTTAGTGTTTAATAAGATAGTTAGAATGGATGATGCAGATAAGCCAACAAATACTATGGATATGCCATTTAGATTTTATCCTTGTTTTGCAGCTGGATTAGCTTACTACATATCATTAAAAAGAGCTCCAGAAAGAACATCACAGTTAAAATCTTTATACGAAGAAGAATTTGATAGAGCTATGTCTCAAGATGAAGATAGAGCCTCTTATAGGGTTAGACCAGACATAAGGATGAATTAATGGCTTACGCATCTGGCAAATTTGCAAAAGCTTTATGTGATAGATGTGCTTTTGAATACAAATTAAATGATTTGAAAGAAGAATGGAATGGTTTAAAAGTATGTCCAGATTGTTACGAACCTAAACATCCACAACTAGAGCCTTTGACTGCTACGGCTGATCCAGAGGCTTTGTACAAGCCAAGACCCAATAACGATCAGGAAGAAGGAGAGGGTTTTGTCGTTGTAGTTAGTTCAAATATATTTAAACCAGATTTTTTAAACCCAGCAACACTTCCTACTAACTTTACGGTTGATAAGATGACAGGTGGCGTTGGCGAGGTTACAATAGTTATATCATGACCTTAGCAGAGTTAAAAACTTTAATTCAAAATTATACTGAGAATACAGAGACTACTTTTGTAAATACCTTAGATGATTTTATCAAAAATGCAGAGGAAAGAATATTTGAATTAATACAATTTGATTATTTTAGAAAAAATGTTACAGGAACTTTAACCACTGGAAACACATACTTAACTGCACCTACTGATTATCAATTAAGTTTTTCACTAGCAATTATAGACAGCAGTGGAGATTATCACTATTTGGATAAAAAACACGTAACTTTTATGCGTGAATACTCTGTAGATCCAACAGACGCTACTGCTAGAAGTAGACCTTTATATTATGCAGATTTTGACAAAGATTTATCAACAGCTTCTGACAACGGTTCCACGTTAATTGTAAGCCCTGTTCCAGATGCAGACTATAATGTTGAATTACATTATTTATTTAAACCAAACTCTTTAGTAACAGACACTACAGGCACTTGGCTTTCTAACAATGCAAGAAATGCTTTACTTTACGGTAGTTTAGTTGAAGCATACATATTTATGAAAGGTGAAAACGATTTGACACAGCAATACGAGCAACGCTTTGCAAATGAAATATCTAGGTTGAAAAACCTTGCAGAAGCTCGCGGAAGGAGAGATGAATACCGTTACGATTCTTTGAGGTCAACGGTTACGTAAAAAGTTATGAAACAAATTGAAAGTCTGAAGGGCAAATCAGTTGCTATAGTTGGTATGGGTAAAAGCTGGTTTGATTATAATCTAGCAAAATCACACGGAGTTCATTTTGATGAAGTATGGGCTATAAATGGCGTAGCTTCAGTTATATACCACGATAGGGTATTTATGATGGATCCTGCATCCAGATTTTTAGATACTGATGATGCTGGGGGCCAAACCGAAAGTATGGCTAAAATGTTACAAGTGCACAAGGGTCCTATATACACTTGTGAACTAGATGATAGATGTCCTGGTTTAGTAGAGTATCCTATAGAGGAAGTTATACAGGATCTTAATTGTTACTATCTGAACAATACAGTTGCATACTCTATAGCTTTTGCATTATGGAACGAAGTAGCTGTTTTAAAAATGTTTGGTGTTGATTTTTCATACAAAGGTAACTTGCATTTTGCTGAAGCAGGTAGAGGCTGTACTGAGTTTTGGTTAAGTAAATGTATAACAGCAGGCATGCAAGTAGAAGTAGCACATACATCTGGGTTGCTTGATACTGATGTACCAGCAGAACAAAAACTTTACGGTTATCACAGGTTAGCCAATCCATTAGTAGTTATGTCAGATGAAAATGGCTTGAAAGTAGAAAGAATTAATAATCTTGAAATTACCCGAACATCACAACAACCAGTTTTAATAGACCGTAATGATTCACACCTAAAACCACCAGAGCCAAAAAAATGGTAGATGAAATAACACCAGCAGGTATGCCTAGTTTGGGATTAATAGAAGCCAAAACTTCTAATCACGGCGGTCATCCTCCAGAGTTTTGGGCAGAAAGATTAACAGAAAAAATAGTAAGCGGTAGTGATAGAGAAGATCCCTATATACAGGAGCAAGCTAAAGCATATAAAGATTTGATTTACAAGGTTTGTTTGATTTATATAAAAAATGCGTTAAAATCCTATAAAGCTACTCTGATACAAGATTTCATTAAACAAGGAGACGCAGAGTTAGCAGATATTATAAAAAGGATTTAATATGGCTATTTCATCAACATTAACCACTAGCTTTAAAAAAGAATTACTTGAAGCTGTGCATAACTTTAAAAACTCAGGCGGAGATACTTTCAAATTAGCTTTATATACAAGCTCTGCTACTTTAGGTGCAACTACTACAGCTTTTACTACAACAGGACAAGCAAGTGGTACTAACTATACATCTGGCGGTAGTAATTTAACTAGAGTAGATCCTACATCAAGCGGCACTACAGGATTTACTGATTTTGCTGATTTAACTTTTGGTACAGCTACAATAACAGCTAGAGGTTGCATGATATATAATTCGACCGATAGTAATAAGTCTGTAGCTACAATCGACTTTGGTGGTGATAAAACATCAACAGCAGGCGATTTTACTATTGTTTTTCCAGCAGCAGCAGCTAGTACAGCTATTATTAGAATAGCGTAATTTAGCCAGTTATGGCTAATATATCTGGTTGGGGTCGAGGCACCTGGGGTGAAGGTACTTGGGGCGAGCCTATACCAGTTACTCTTACAGGTTTAGCAGCTACAAGTGCTTTAGGAACTGTATCTGTTGTAGCTAAAGCTAACGTTACTCCATCATCACAAGTCGGCACTACAGCAGTAGGCACGCCCACATTTGATTGTGAGTCTAATGTAAGTCCAAGTGGCGTATCTGCTACTTCAGCTCTTGGAACTCTAACAGTAGTTGCAAAAGCTAATGTCACACCATCTTCTCAAGCAGGTACAAGTGCCGTAGGATCACTTACAGTTTTAGCTAAAGCAAATGTAACCCCTAGTTCACAAGTAGGCACAACCGCAGTTGGTGGTGTTGGGGTAAACGGTGATGCTGTTGCAAACGCTCCTAGTGCCGTAGCCACACTTGGTAGCGTCAGCGTAGATGTTGATGGAGAGGCAAATGTAGTAATTTCAGGACTTGCAGCTATTTCTGCTGTAGGATCTGTAACAGTTCATCATAATGCGAAGTTTAATATTGATGGGGTAAGTAGCACAGGAGACGTAGGATCCGTAACAACAAATTCAAAAGCAAATATAAGCATAATAGGAGTCTCGGCAACAGGTTTTGTAACAGATGTGTTGGTTTGGGGATTAATAGATGATACACAAACGAAAAATTATGCTAATATAAATACTGATCAAAGTTCATCCTTTGCTGAAATTAGTGAAACACAAACCCCAGATTGGGAAGAGGTAGCATAAAAAATGGCAACTTATGTAAATGATTTAAGATTAAAAGAAATAGCGACAGGTGATGAATCAGGAACCTGGGGCACATCTACGAACACAAACTTAGAACTTATTGCTGAGGCTTTTAGCTTTGGTACAGAGGCAATAACTACAAATGCAGATACTCATACAACCACAATAGCAGACGGTTCTACTGATCCTGGTAGATCGTTATATTTAAAATACACAGGTACTTTAGATTCAGCTTGTACTATTACTATTGGACCCAACACAGTATCTAAAATGTGGTTTATAGAAAACGCTACTTCTGGTTCACAAAATATTATTATTTCACAAGGATCAGGAGCTAATATTACTATACCAGCAGGTGATGTAAAAGTAGTTTATTCTGATGGGGCAGGTTCAGGAGCAGCGGTTGTTGATGCATTTGCTAGTCTTAATGTAGTAGATTTAAAAGTACAAGATGATTTAACAGTTACAGATGATGTAAGTATAGGCGGAGACGCAGCAGTTACAGGAGCTATCACTGGTGGCACTATAAATAATGCAGGTATTCTTGCAGATACTACAAACTTTTTAGATGCTATATTAATAAGTCAAAACGCTAGTACAGGTACTTTATCTTCTGCTCATAATAATACTGGTTTAGGTAATGATGTATTTGCTGCTTTAACTTCAGGGCAATCTAACGCCGCAGTAGGTGCAGGAGCATTAAAAGCCTTAACAACTGGAACGGGTAATGTTGCTATGGGTGTTTCTGCTTTAACTGCTACAACTACTGCCGACGATAATACTGGTGTAGGAGCAAATGCTTTAGCTACAAATACAACTGGAGCTGATAATACTGCTGTAGGAGATTTAGCACTTTTTGCAAATACAACAGCTAGTAATAATACAGCGATTGGTTCTGGTGCTATGTTAAATAATACTACAGGTAATGATTGTGTTGCTGTTGGAATGAACAGTTTATTTGCTAATACTACAGGAAATGATAATACAGCTTTAGGTATGTCAGCACTTAATGCTAATACTACAGCAAGTAATAATGTCGCAGTTGGTTATCATGCTTTATTATCAAACACCACAGGTGGTGGTAATGCTGCATTAGGTAAAGAAGCTTTAAAATCAAACACTACAGCTGATTTTAATACTGGTCTTGGTTATCAAGCTTTAGAAACAAACACTACTGGTGCTAGTAATACAGCCGTTGGTGCAGATGCTTTGTTTGCTAACACCACAGCTTCAAATAATACAGCAGTAGGTACGAGTGCTTTATCAGCAAACACCACTGGTTATTCAAACACAGCTCTAGGTAAAAGTGCATTAGAAGCAAACACTACTGGTATTGTAAACACAGCCTTAGGAACAGGAGCTTTAAAAGCAAATACTACAGGCGGTTCAAACACATCAGTAGGACAAGATGCTTTAGTCGCTAATACGACTGCTAGTAACAATACAGCTGTTGGTAGACAAGCTCTAAAAACAAACACCACAGCCGATAACAACACGGCAGTAGGTAAAGATGCTTTGTTAGCAAACACAACAGGTACAAGAAATGCAGCGTTGGGAACTTTTGCTTTAGATAGCAATACAACTGCTAATGATAATACAGGTTTAGGTTATGGTGCTTTAGCAACTAATACTACTGGTCGTGAAGGAGTTGCAGTAGGTTCTAGTGCTTTAGTAGCAAACACGACTGGAGATTTTAATGTTGCTGTTGGTGCTTTTGCTTTAGATGCGAATACAACAGGCGGCTCAAATATTGCGATTGGTATGGGGTCTTTAAGTGACAGTACAACAGCATCTAATAACGTAGCAATAGGTACAAATTCAGGTAGTAATGCAACAACAGGATTAGTAGATAGTGTTCTTGTAGGTTATCAAGCTGGAGGTTCTGGAACACAGGGTAGCTATACTGTAGGTGTAGGGTATAACTCATTATATAACAACACGGGTAACAACAATACTGGATGTGGTTACAATACTTTGTTTGCTAATACAAGTGGTGCTAATAATACAGCAGTTGGTTTACAAGCATTAGACGCTAACACAACAGGATCAGATAATACAGCCATAGGTCTTAATGCTTTAACTTCTGCTACTACAGCTAGTTTTAATACCTGCGTGGGTTCAGCTGCAGGAGATGTTATAACTACAGGGGCAGAAAATACTTGTTTAGGATATGATGCTGGTGGAGCTATCACTACAGGTAACAATAATACCATGATAGGTCGTGCTACTGGTGCTCATGATACTAATTTAACAACTGGTTCTCAGAATATTATTATTGGTGATTTTAGTGATGTTTCTAGTTCTAGCGCTTTAAATCAAATTGTAATTGGTTATAACATAAGTGCTTCACAAAATAATCAATTTAGATTTGGTAAACCTAGTAATACTGTTCACAACAATTTTGATACAGATGCTTCTTGGACAAGAAGTTCAGATCTACATAAAAAGACTAATATAAAAAATGACACTTTAGGTTTAGATTTCATAAACGATTTAAGAACTGTAACTTATAATTGGAAACCAAATTCAGAGTTTCCTGATCATTATGATGATTATTCTGAAACAGAAAATCACATGGACACAGAAACAAAACTGCATGGTATGATTGCTCAAGAAGTTAAAGAAGCACTTGATAAACAAGGCGTAGATACTTTTGGTGGTTGGTCAGAGGAAAAAGATGGCTCACAAAGAATTTCTCAGGAAATGTTTGTACACCCACTTATTAAAGCAGTACAGGAATTATCTACGCAAGTAGATCAATTAAAAGCCGAAATAAAAACTTTAAAAGGAGAATAATATGGCAGTAACAAAAGAAATAACTAAATGTGTACCTTATGTAAACTCATCTAGTAAAGTAGATAAATGGGATATAGAAATGACATATAAGAATGATAGTGAAGGTGATAGCACTTACTATGTTTCTTCTTTTAATGTTACAGTTCCACAACTAGATGATGCGGGTAATGCAAACTTTACATTAAAAGCTAAAAGCAGCTGGACTAATGCTAATTTAGTAGCTATATGTCCTGTATCACAATGGGACGCAGTATTTGCTAGTCAAGTAGATAGCGTTATAACTAACCCACCTTCAGTAAGTACACCAGATAATAATTTTAACGTACCTAGTTAAGTATGGTTGAGGGAGAGTTCCAGATTCACGCTATGCCTGCGGTATATGTGTTAGAAACACAAATGCCACAAAATATGATTGATGATGTTAATGACTATATGGACGATTATAGAAAAGATAAAAATAAAGAATCATTAGCAAAAACTTTAGTAGGACAAATAGATAAAGGAGAGCAACTACTGTTAGATCATAATGATAAAAAAATGGTTGAATATAATAATTTTATCTGCAACCTTGGTGTTGAGTATATTAATCATTTTAGTAAGTCAGGGAATAATCTTAAAGGTCCTAAACAAGTTCAGATAGATGAAACTTGGTCAGTACATAGTTATGATGGTGATTATAATCCAATACACGATCACGGCACTAAAACAGTTATGGGGTTATCGACTACAGCTTGGACTAAAGTACCGCCTCAAATAGGTAGTGTTAATGCACAATCTCCAACTTATTCACTTTATAACGAAAGCGGACACTCAGATGGGTGCATAGCGTTTCAATACGGTCAAGTATCAGTTTTAGATGGTGAAAGATTAAAACCAGCTCAATCATTTGTTATGACCCCAGAAGTAGGAAAATTACTAATTTTTCCTTCTTGGTTACAACACATGGTCTATCCCTTCAAAGGTGAAGGGGAAAGACGAACTATCGCATCCAACTTAAACTGTTGGGATGTGCAACTTAACACACCTAAGGAGGTGCAATAATGGCAAAAGCCGAAATAAAAGAAAATGTTGAGGTTGAACATACGCCTGAACAAAAAAGTTTTCAAGCACATATACAAAGTTTGACAAGCAAAATATCACGACATCAGTTTGAAATTGATGAACTTATGCCTAGTTTAAATATGTATCAAGAAGCTTTGGCAGAAAGCATGAAACAACAAGTTAATAATAATCCAAAGGAGAATAAAAATGACGATACTTAATATATTAGCGTGGGTTACTGCAATTATATCTATAGCTTCTGTTGTAGCAGCAATAACACCTACACCTAAAGATGATCATTGGTTTAGTTACTTATACAAAGTAATAGATTGGTGTGCATTAAATGTTTTAAAAGCCAAGGATAAAGGATGAGTTGGTTAAGCAAAATGTGGAATAAAATTACTGGTACTGAAAAAGTTAAAGTAAGAGCTAGAAACAAAAAAGGTCATTATGTGGGTGATGATAAATCAACACCTGAAGTAAACGAAGCTTGGACCACCAAAAGAGTAAAAAAATCTAAAGAATCATAATGGCTAAATCACCTGATGCGTTTGTTTATAACGCTACACTAGAACGTATTGTAGATGGGGACACCTTTGATTGCTGTCTTGATCTTGGTTTTGATGTAAAGTTACATAAACAACGTGTCAGACTTGCAGGTATAGATACTCCTGAAAGTAGAACTAGGGATCTTGCTGAAAAAAAACTTGGCCTAGCTGCTAAAGCAAGACTAAAAGAGCTTTGTATTGGCAATTTCAAAGTTAAATCTTTAGGTAAAGGCAAGTATGGTCGTATATTAGGAATACCTTACACAGAAGACGGCAGAGATATTTGCCAGGTACTAATCAAAGAAGGTCATGCCGTGGAATATGACGGAGGCAAAAAGAAAAAAGTTTGGGGTGATTATTAATGGAATCAGCCGTTACTTTAATTCAAGAGGTTGGCTTTCCTATTGCAGCAGCGTTAGGACTTGGTTGGTTTATTTATAAACTAATTATGCGTATTGTTGATGGTATGGAGACAAAACTTGATACCGTAGATGAAAAAGTAGAATCACAAATAGCTGCAATAGAAGAGCGACTTGGCACAAAACTTGATTCACAACACGGTATTTTGGTAGCATTAATAGATAGAGTGCGTAGTTTAGACAACGAAATTATTAGGCAAGATACTTTAATAAAAACAATATTAGGTGTACCTAATTTAATTGATAGCGGAAAAATAGCTAAGGCAGGTAGAGATGACCAAAGAAAGGATTGATCCACACGAACAAGAAAAAACTAGAATATTAATTGGCATTATGTTTTTTGCTTTAATTATGTTTATTGGAGTAATTGCTATTAATATAAAAGGTGACACTATTACACATAAATTTAAGTCTCCAAGTTTTAACGGGGTGGGAACATCTAGTCATTACCTTACAATAGAAAATCAACAATATACTCGTAAACTAACGATCAAAGAAGAAATAAAAGCGTTACAAGATGAAATCAAGAGAGAAAAAGAAAATTCTACTCTTGCAAGGTTTATGCGTAATCTTGAATCTAGGGTTTATGCAGAACTATCAAGACAGTTAGTAAATAACTTATTCGGAGAAACACCGCAAAGCGAAGGTGTCATCACTTTAGAGGGGAATACT